CCTAACTTGGTCTGGAGGCCGAATCAGGCTGATAACTTTGGCGATGCTTACAATGTAGCTACAAGTTACGCTTTCGAGCATGGGAAGTTTGACTCGGTAATCCTGAGTAATGACGATGTTGTGCTGAATCCAAGCACTATAAAGTTATTGGGGACAGACTATAAACTTATCCAAGAGAACAACATTGAGGTAGGTTTCTTGGGAGCTAGATCTGACTATGTGCTGCATGACCAAAACATTAGATTCCCTGTAGAGCAAGATCAGCAGGTAGGGCTGAGGTGGGCTAGTGAGTCAAAGATTAAGGAAACTGGCGTAATTGCTCCGATATTTGCCAGCATAAGCAGGAAGGCATGGGAGACAGCCAAGTTTCCTAGCACTAATTGGTATTCCGATAATATAATATGCCATGACCTGCAAGAGGCAGGATTTAGGCATTTCGTATCGAGGGCTTATGTGCATCATGCAGGAAGCCAGACAGTAGGGATTGACTACAAGAAATGCCATGAAGAACCGAGGGCGTGGATACTAGAGAATCGCGCCGATATGTACGAGGCTATCTATGGCTGACATGACGGAAACTCTCAGGAAACTCGGTTTAGCGGCTGCTAGGGGAGTTCCGCAGTTAGCTACAGGTTTCGTAGATTTGGCTGCTTTGCCATTTACGATGACTGGGGTGATGAAGCCAGAGCAAGCAGTAGGATCAACGGCTTACCTAACGTCAAAGGGTTTATTGCCTCCTCCACAAAAGGGATTGCTAGGAGAAACGACAGAGCTAGTAGCAAGTGCGATCAATCCGGCTTCAATGGCTAAAACTGGCCTGCTGGCTGCGCCAATGGCTTTAAGCATTGGAAAAGCGGTTGCTCCTTCTATAGATATGACAGTTGATCGGATGAATCGATTTGTCTTCAAAGAAAATAAGAATCCAGATATCATATTGACAACATCTCGTGATGAGTTTGACCCGAAATACATGAACGCTTATTTAGAGGTTTTAGATAAGCCTGAAAAGGTTGGTGGAAAAGGAACGGCTACAAGGTTGTACTTACAGGCATTAGATGTAGCTAAACAGAACAATATGGGCTGGAAATCAGACACAATTACAAGTGATGCAACTAAAAAGATGTATCAGAGACTAACGAACATGGGAATTCCATTCCAAGAAGTAGACAACCAGTTCATCTTGTCTCCAGAACAGCTATCAAAGATAAATTTACAGAAATTGCCAAAGAAGTAAGCATGACATCCAGAGGATAATGCAAAAATGGAAACTAATGAAACCAGTAAAGTAGAGGCAAGTGGAGGAGTTGCTAACCTTACTAATATGGGTAAGGGTAGACCTAAAGGAGTGCCTAATAAGTCTACTGCTATCGTTAGGGAGGCTATTGCTAACCTACTAGAGCGTAATGCGCCAAACATGGACAAGTGGCTTAATCAGGTAGCGGCAGAAGACCCTTACAAAGCCTTAGACCTAATGAACAAGCTCAGTGAGTACCATATCCCTAAGCTGGCTAGGACAGAGGTGACAGGACTTGATGGTGCGCCTCAAGAACACGTGGTTACATGGCAGAAGTAATACTTTGAATATTTATTGAATTAATATTATAATATTGCCATTGGAGGTATCAATGGACAGAAAGATTAGACTAAAAACAATTGATGGTGTTGAGCATCATCATTGCGGTAAATGCAAAGAATATAAGCTGCCAGAAGAATTTTATAAAAATATTAAGTCTTTAACTGGTAGGCAGTCTTATTGCAAGATTTGCGTTAAAGAATACGCATCTGGTGAAGATTGGGTTGCTTGGCGCAAGGAGCGCTATTATAGAAATCCAGAAAGAACTATTTGGATTGAAGCTAGGTCAAGGGCAAACAAATTTCAGATGCCATTTAATATAGAGCCGGAGGATTGCAAAATACCTGAGTTTTGTCCCGTCCTTAAGATTAAATTATCCCCAAAGGGCAAGGGAACTCACCAAGACTCTACGCCGACATTAGACAAAGTTAATCCGCTTAAGGGTTATGTAAAAGGAAACGTCAATGTTATATCTTGGAAAGCCAATAGGTTGAAATCTAATTGCGATGATCCCGAGGTATTTGAGGCCATTGCTGCATATATCCGCAACAGCAAAGGCTCTGCATGAATGAAATAGTCATTCCCTACAAGCCACGGGAACATCAGCTAACCCTGCATGAGGCTCTAGACAAGAATCGCTTTGTCGTAGGAGTCATGCATAGAAGATTTGGGAAAACTGTTGCAGCTATTAACCAGATCGTCAAACAGGCTATTGAGTGCCAGCTAGAGGCTCCTAGATACGCCTACGTAGCTCCTACCTATACCCAAGCCAAGCGGATTGCGTTCGACTATCTCGTCAAGTACACAAGGCCGCTAGGCGCGGTTGCTAACATTGCCGAGCTTCGAGTGGACTTTTGGGGCCGCAGAATATCCTTGCATGGCGCTGATAATCCAGATTCCTTACGTGGTGCTTATTACGATGGGGTAGTACTGGACGAGGTTGGCGATATGAACCCTAAAGTATGGAACGAGGTGTTGCGCCCTGCTTTGGCTGACCGTCTTGGATGGGCATTGTTTATTGGCACTCCCAAAGGCAATAACCATTTTAAGGATTTGCGTGACAGGGCAGAAAAAACTGAAGACTGGGCGCTGGTTGAGTTCAAGGCTTCCCAAACTCATATTATCCCTGACAAAGAACTATGGGCTGCCCGTAAGGAGATGGGCGAGGACAAGTACCAGCAGGAGTTTGAGTGTTCCTTTAACGCAGCGGTTGAGGGTAGTTATTATGGTCAGATTATTAACGATCTCGAAACCAAGTCTAGGATCACGACTATTGACCGGGATGACCTTTGTCGGTCTTTTGTTGCTTGGGATCTTGGCATGGGTGACTCTACTTGTCTGTGGGTTGCTCAGTTGGCTGGCAAGGAAGTTCGGCTTATTGACTGCACGGAAAACCACGGAGTCGGTCTGGACTGGTATGTATCTTGGCTGCGAGAGAATAGGTTTGAGGGTTTCGCGCAAATCCTCCCGCATGACGTTGAAGTCAGGGAGCTAGGCACAGGCCGTAGCCGTAAGGAAGTCTTGCAGGAGGCGGGGCTAGACATCACGGTAGCGCCAAGGCTATCGGTTGCTGATGGCATACAGGCTGTCAGGCGCTTGCTGCCACGTTGCTGGTTTGACCACAAGACTAAGACGGGACTAGATGCTTTGCGGAACTATCGTCGTGAATATAACGAGAAGCAACAGGTGTTCTACGACAAGCCACTGCATGACTGGTCTAGCCACTACTCAGATGCGTTTAGATACCTAGCAATCGGGCTTGACGAGAGCGATGATTCATGGTCGTCAGATTTGCCTATCAATGCCAAATGGGTTGTATAATAGGCAAAATTCCTGTAAGGGCTTGCTATGAAGATGGATGAAGGCCAGATTAAAGGCATCCTTGAAGCCGAGATAGATAACTCAATCGGCTACATTGAGACAGAAACTACAGAAGATCGTCGTAGAGCGCTGGACTATTACCTGCGTAATCCTTATGGGAACGAGGTAGAAGGCCGTAGCCAGATTGTTACTGGTGAGGTTGCCGAGGCCATCGATGCTGCGCTGCCACAACTTATCCGTGTCTTTACGACAACAGAGGATATTGTCTACTTTGAGCCTCAGTCAGCCAATGACGAGGAGTCTGCCAAACAAGCTACCGACTACTGTAACTGGGTGTTCTATCGTGAGAACGATGGCCTGTTGATCCTGCACAACTGGTTTAAGGATGCCCTGCTTCAGAAGGTAGGCGTAGTTAAATCCTACTGGGACGAGCGCGAGGAAGTTACCAAAGAGGAATACGAGAACCTGACAGAGGATGAGTTGGCTTTGCTTCTGTCGGATGAGTCTCTGGAAGTTGTTGAGCAGGAAGTCGAGTTTATCGAAGCTGGCATGGATATGATGGGCCAGCCGATTATGGCTCCTGTGTACGAGATTGAGGTAAAGCGTGTTAAGAAGTATGGCTGCGTAAAGATTGAG